GGGAGTCATTTAAATTATATAGATAAAGGCTTACAAATAATAAAAGGGTCTATAAAACATCGATATGTTATGCCCTTGTGCGATACGATTAAGCCTCATATACTGACAATGAAACAAACATATCCTAAGCGTGTTACAAAGGCTATTTTTAACGACCAGTTGAAAAGCGGCGGGGCAGTACCGACCAGCACGCTCCAAGATTGTTAAAAGGATTTATTCATGAATCCTCGAGGACGAAAAGAAAGATTAACCGTTGATGAAAAAATGCTAAATGATGTATATACCCTTGCTGGGCGGGGAATGACTCAAGAGCAAATAGCTCAATATTTTGGTCTTTCTAATGCCGGATGGTATAAATATTGCAAACGTCATCCAGCGTTAAAAGATAGTGTTTCAAAAGGTCAAGCACAAACATTGTCGTATGTATGCGGAAAATTATTCGAAATGATAAAAGCAGGAAACGTTACGGCTACTATTTTTTATTTAAAAACACGAGGAGGATTTTCTGAGAAAGCATTTGAAGCGTCTCAGCTTTCTAAAGAACCTACTGCAAAAATTAAATTAAGTATTAATACCAAAGATCCAATAGAAGCGGCTAAAATATATCAAGAAATTATGCAGGGAACAAAAACTACAGCGTAACAAGGAGTCTTAAATGAGTAGCACTGTAACCGGTTCTGATGGAACACAAATACCCTTAGAAGATGTCGCCTTGAGTTTTGCGTATTCCGGCAGTTTTGTTTCTACGATAACTTGTGAATATCCCCCCTCCTCTGGAAAAATATTTGTTCAAACATTTACTAATAATGGAACGTCCATTACGACTATTTCAGGATGGGTACTACAATGAGTACTTCCCCTGCTGAGTTCCTCAAGTGGTTAACTGTTTTTAATGTGCCTTACGGCGGCGGATATACTCCTATTTCATTACCCCTAGTTATGTCACAAGGGGGTACAGGGTCTAATTTAACGCCGGCTAATAATTCTTTATTTTATAGTACGGCTACGCAGGCCGCATTATTAGCAACTACTGCTTCAAGAGTGTTAGTAACGGACACAAGCGGTAATTTAATGTGGTCAACGATGCTTCCGGCTGGTACTCAAAGTGCTTCGCCCTCGGTATCTACTGATATCGTTAATAAGGCGTATGTAGATAATTTAGTGGCCGGATTAAATCCCGCTGCTTCTGTCAATGCCGCAAGTACTGCGGAATTATCGGGATATACCTATAACAACGGGTCATCTGGAGTAGGCGCAACATTAACCGCACCAAGTAACGGCGTATTTATTGCGGACGGTGTGACTGTTCCAATAGGCGAGCCATTTCTTTATAAAAATGATATCGCAGGTGGCGGCGCATATAACGGTGTTTACATTATTACTACTAGTAGCGCGGGATCCCCTGCGGTGCTTACCAGAGCGGTATATTATGACACCCCTATAAATATTAATGATACTGGGATTATCCCCGTTATAAATGGTACCGTGAATCAACAATCTGGCTGGCTATTAGTCACAAATGTAATAACCGTTGGAACCTCGCCCCTTACATATATTCAATTTGGGCAAACAGCAGGAATAATTCCGCTATCAAATGGCGGAACAAATAATAATATTACTCCTTCAAATGGCGGTATTGTTTATTCTTCTGCTAGTAAATTAGACGTTTTGGCCGGTACGCCTACGGCTAACCTTCCGTTATTATCTGGGTCGAATACAATTCCTCATTGGGGCAGTTTTGCCTTAAATTTGGGGGGTGTTTTAACTACAGCGGGAGCGGTAACATTTCAAGGAGCATTTCCTTTTCAGGCAACGTTAACGGGTGCTACCTCCGTTACCTTTCCAACATCAGGAACATTGGCCAAGGCTGGTGTAAATGCGGATATTACTTCTATGACAGCCTTAAATGGCCCTCTTCGAGCGCCTACAGGGATTGAAGACGCCTCCGGTGCGTTTATTGTAGGTTTTGGAACTCCCGGCGGAACTCCCGTTAATTATTTTATTTTCCAAAATAATATAACTGGTGAAACACCTTCTTTATTTGCCACGGGAACAGATACTAATGTCGGAATGGTTTGCGTAATGCAAGCTGCTGGACAATTCGGTATCCAAAGTACTAATAATACCCCCCTAGTTTTATATAGCGGTACTTTACGTAATCATATTACAAATTTTATTTTTGCAAATACCGCAGGTACTCGAAACGTAACTTTTCCCGATGCTTCTGGAACTCTTTTGATGTCAACAGTGGCGGCAACTCTTCCGAGTTTAGCTTTTGTCGATTATTCTACGGGGGGAATTGTAGGAACTCTCACAAATAATAATGCAGCCGCCGGGTATCAGGGGGAATTTTTAGATAGTGGCTTAATATCCACGGTTGGAATTACAACCAGTAATGTAGCTCAAAATATGACTAGCTTACTATTGACCCCCGGCGATTGGGATGTTTATTATCAAGCAAATATACAAAGTGCGGCAACCGTGACCGGGAATACTCAGATAGGTCTTTCAACAACGTCCGCAACATTTAGCGGTACTTTTGGCGCGGGAAATAATGTTATAAATAATAGCTCGGGATCTTTTTTCAATAATTTTTTTGGATATAAACGATTTAGTGTTGCGGTAAATACAACTGTATTTTTAGTTGCGTCTCAAGCATTTGCCGTTGGAACCCCCGTTTTTAATGGGCAATTAATGGCAAGAAGACCCCGGTAAACATCAATTAAATTAAGGAGAAATACAATGATGAGTATAATAGGCAAAGGAATATTAGCAATAATTGAAAAAGAATTAATCAATCATGCACCAGAAATGCAGCAAGCGTTAATTGAAGAGCTAACTAAATTATCGGCTATGCTTGCTGATTTTCTTATAAAAAAGGCGGAAGGAGACAAAACCGCCCCAAATGAATAGTTTTTTAACCAGAAAGGAACGATACGCATGCTAGATAAATTAAAAAAGCGCTTAGAAGCACTTGAACAAACATTGTCACAAACGCTTGGAAATTATAATGCATTGATTGGTAGGAAATTAGAATTAAGCGAAATGATTAAACATTTGGAATCCGGGAACTGTTCGCCCTATCTTGAATCGGAAATCGACCGAAATGTGGACGAGTCTGAAATTAAGAAAGAATTAGAAATGACAGAACACGAGTAACCTATTAAACTAAGGGAACGAAAAGTTTAACTATATTTTAACAAACGTTCCCTTGTTATTTTTTTTTAAACTTTTCGTACTTAGTAATAAGAGCACTATATGCCGTTACCATTTCCATTTGATTTTAAAAATCCTGATTATTTAGCGGTTTTTGAACATCGCGTCGAAAAATTAAATGAAATAAGACAGAAACCACAAAAACTTCCTGCCCTTAAAGAATTTTACAAAACCAACCCGGCTCAATTTATTATTGATTGGGGTGTGACTTTTGACCCTCGAAATGTTGAAAAAGGCCTTCCGACATTAATGCCTTTTCTATTATTCCCCAAGCAAGAGGAATGGATAGCATGGTTTATGGAGCGCTGGAAAAATCAAGAACCCGGCTTGACTGATAAATCTCGAGAAATGGGCGTAAGTTGGCTAACTGTAGCGCTCGCAAGTACAATATGTTTATTTCATCGCGGCGTAGTCGTTGGATTCGGATCTCGAAAAGAAGAATATGTCGATAAGAAAGGCGACCCAAAAGCGCTACTTTATAAAGCTCGTCAATATGTAAATAATTTACCCTATGAATTTAGAGGCGCTTGGAATGAAAAAAAACACGCGCCCTATATGCGCCTTGAATTTCCTGAAACCGAATCGGTAATAGCCGGCGAATCAGGAGACGGTATCGGTCGAGGTGCGCGAGCAAGTTTTTATTTTGTCGACGAATCCGCATGGATGCCACGACCGGAATTAATTGATGCCTCTCTCTCACAAACCACAAATTGTCGTATTGATATATCTACTCCTCGCGGTGCTAATAATCCTTTTGCACGTAAAAGGTTTGGCGGGAGTATTAGCGTTTTTTCATTTCATTGGCGTGAAGATCCTCGTAAAGATGAAGA